CCACGTATTCCGGGTGACTGATGATCAGCGCCCACATCGCATCACCCCACACACCCGGGCGGCCGTTGATAACCGAGATACCCTGCAGCGACTGCATCGGCTTCAGGCCCAGCTCGGCGCCGGTCTGAACCGCCACAAGCACGTTGCCCGGCTTGTTGATGTAGTCCTTCGGGACCATGTCCGAAGAGGCAATGACCTTCGCGAACTCCATGGCTTCGGCCAAGTTGCGAGGGGTGAGGGAGAACGTCGGTTCGCCCTGGATGGTGAGATCGTTCATGGTTTCCTTTGTGGTTAAAAGCCGAAAATGTAGGTGCGCAGCGCGCGGCGCGCGGCCTTGCGGCGGCCAAGGCCAGCCCGGCAGGCGTATTTGTATTGGTAGAAGACGAAGCGGATCACCATGCCTCCACTGCGCGGCGGTCCTGCATGAGCTGCACCTGGCGGAGGTGCTGGGCGCCTTCTGCTTCGGCCAGCGACGCGCGCAGCTGCTGCAGGCGGAACACTTCCATGTCCGAGTGCTCCAGGCGCATGGTGGTCAGCCACAAGACCAGAGGCTTGGCCAGCTTGCGGAACATGCGGCGCGGGACGCGGATCAGGGTCAGGGCGGTCACTTGGCACGCTCCGCGAGCATGGCGTCGGCGATCTGGTAGGCGTTGCGTGCCCAGGCTTCCGCGGCTGTCAATTCGCCACCGCCCTTCGCGTCTGGCGCCCAGGATTGAATTCCGTCCTCTGGTACCGCGAGGATTGCCGGCAGCGCCTGCGCCGCGAGGTAGTCGCGCAGCGTCATGCCGTAGTAGCCGTGGACGCCGATGTCCTGGACCGGGAACGCCGCTCCGCCGTTGTTCGTCTGGTTCATCCTGCTGCTCTCCTGGTTGGCGCCGGCGCGGCCGGCTTCGTTGTTCGGTGTTCCGGCTTTAACCATGTCCGGCATGGGCGTATGCGCAATCACGCTAGCGATCCGTCTTTCCGGACTGTCAGGTTTTTCGGTCACCAACCCGGGGTTCAGCTAGACATTTACGGGGACCGTCTTGAGTACCCTCAACCGTCATCCAGTCCCGATAAAGGCACTCTTGGGAATGCGCTTATCGGGAGTGCCTGTCTGTTCCAGGCTGCCAGGGCATTCGAGATCCCACTCCCTCTATTTCTTCACCCGAGATCAGGGCTATCCGCGCGCTGTGTTCCGAGGCGCGGCGCTTCGGTCAGGCTGTCTCGCGGTGCCAGAGCAGCGGATCAATCTTGGCGTCGTCCGCCTCTTCCGCACCTTCACGCTCCAGGCGCTGCAGCTCCTGCTCGGCGCGCACCAGCGCTTCGTTCCAGACCAGGTCCTTGATCACCACGGCGAAGGCGTTTCCGCCGCCAGCGGCGGTCTTCTTCAGCAGCTCGAAACGAGCCTGGTCGTCCTGCATGAGCTCGCCCAGGGCTTCGTCGATCAGCTGCATGGTCTTTGGCAGGCCGGCGGCCAGCGCCTGGGTAATCCCGTCGGCGGCTTCGCGGGTCAGCTCGGTCAAGCGCTCGTCGCGCTTCTCGTCGGCCTCGGTTGGGTCGTAGAGGGCCATGGTCAAGCCGCTTTCTGGGACGAGGTGTTCATGCGGCGGACCATCAGGTCGTTGACCTGTGCGTCGCCCATGTCAGTGCAGTCCGTCCAGCTCGGCGCTTTGATCGCGATGTCCTTCGTATGGAAGTGGTCGGACTTGAACCCGCACGGGCTGACCATGAAGCGCTGCTCGTGCAGCTTGAGGGTGGTATCGGTGGTGCGCATCGCGTTCTCCCGGTTGGCGGCTCTGCTGAGTGCTGAGCTCGTTTCGTTGGAGATAGTATCGGGGTTCCGATATTAGGTGTCAATAGGTTTCCCGATATTTATTCTCGGAAGTTTGGTAGACTCATCTCGTCCGGATCGTCCGGGCGAAAAAAAGCCCCGGCTTGCGGGGCATGGAGAACGGGATGTTGGAACTACAAGTGAGAGCAGGCACTTCGCTCTTCCAGCGGAAGCTGGAATGGATGGCGTTACTTCTTGAATCCAGGGACGTTCGCGAACGCCTTGGCGACGGCCTGATTGACCGCCTCTTGCAGGCGTTTACGCGCGGCGGGAGTGATGAACTCAGCAAGATTGGCCCTGTGGTTGCAGACCGCGCAGGTAACCTCACGATCGAGGTTCAAATCTGCGGTGTTCTCGATGAGGTTTTTACCGCACTTCGGGCACTTGGTTTCGAGTTTCAAAATTAGTCCTCAATTCGGCATCCAGGCGTGCCGCTGCGCCTTAGAAGTTCCGGAGCTGGTCGACCACGCCCTGACCGTTCAAGGCTTTCTCCAGTCCAGCTGACATTTCATTGAACTGGCTCACGATCTGCTGGTAATCGCGTTTCGGCGGCAATGGCCAGTTGCACGTTGCCGGCTGTGCAGCGCCCTCCCTCAGTGTCAGCTGCAAGCGGGCGCGCCCCTCTTTGGCGATAAAGATGACGTCGTAATTGGAACTGCACGGCATAGATGGGATCAGGGACGAATCGATCGTCATATTCCAAGGTGCTATCCCTTTACCGATTATCGTTCCGTCAGCCTCATCCTCCACCCGAGTTACAGCGCGACTGTCCTTGTAAGCAGTCGCGAGATAATTCCGAGCTGAACGGAAAAGCTCGTGCTGTGACTTTCCAGGAACGGTGTAATCAAAGGTGAATTCGCGTTTTTCGTCGGTGATCGGGTATGCACCTGGCGGCGCAGTTACAGCGCAACCTGCAAGAGCAATCAATAATGCGAAGGTCAATGCGTGTTTCATCAGATCTCCATGCGGCATTACGGCGTGCCGGTGCGCCTTTTATAAGCGGCCGGTTAGCACGCGCGTCGGCTGTATCACAACACGCCCCACGATGCTGCACTGCCCGCTCTTCACATTAACCGGTGCATGGTCTGGATTAAGTGAATGCAGATACCATTGCCCACCGCGATATAGCAACTGCTTAACACACGCGTCTCCATCAAAATTAACTGCATAAACTTCCCGGCTAATTGGCTTTGTATCGGACTTGTCGATAATAACGACGTCGTCCTCAAACATCATGGGCTCCATACTGGTGCCGCGAACGCGAACAGCTAGTAGGTTTCGCTCGGCCAAGCCCAGCGATATCAAGATTTGACGAGGGACCAACTCGTGCCCGTCGCCGTTCATGTCCGGCTCGGTGTCGTAGTTCGCTATGCCAGCGCGCAGCCGCAGCTTGACCCGAGGGATCGCGACGGTGTCGCTCTCTTCACCAGCGCGAACAGGCCGGCCCGCGAGATCCTCGTCAGCTTCAACGAATGGCGAGCCGCTCTCCGCAGGAACCGGCTGCTCTGTTGTCATCGCGCCTTTCCCGGTCTCCAGCCACAGCGCGCTCACACCGAGCGCCGCCGCGAAGGAGCCGATCATGGTCGTGCCCTGAGATTCTCCGGTTTCCAACTCCGACAGGGATGCCTGAGACATCCCCACTTTTGAGGCGAGCGCCTTTTGCGTCAGCTTTGCAGCACGACGTGCATCTTTAATTCTTGAGCCTATAGACATACCGATATTATCTGCGGGCACTAGATCGGAATCCCGATTGACAAATAAAATCGGAGTTCCTATACTCTGACTCATGAACATTCCCTACATCCTTTCTGAGCTCCAGCGAGCTGGACTCACACAGACCCAAATCGCTAGCGCGATCGGCGTGAAGCAGCCGACTGTAAGCGATATGGCCACCGGCAAGGCCGGAACAAAGCGTCCCTCTTACCAAGTCATCAGCGGCTTGGAGAGACTGGCGACAGAGCACAACTTGGCAACATCGCCTCCCGCAACGGAGCAGCCCCAGCAGTAACCAAGCGGCTTTTCTTCGTCCGAAAAGTTGCACTCGGGCAGTTTACTTTGCGACTTATTTTTCATTTTCTCGGCCTCACGTTTCCCCAGTGTTGCCACAGTATCAGCGCGTTAGAGGAATAGCATGCGGAGCAATCCACACAACCCCACGAAGACCCGAATCGCCATGTACCGCGAGTGCGTCGAGGAATGGCGCAAGCGCGAAGGCTGGAGCCGGGAGACCGTTTGCCAGATGATCGTCGAGGCCCACGAGCGTATCGGCGGCCCGGCCACGACCGACATCCGCTTCGAGCCGCCGACCACCGACGCGTACGAGCGCCAGAAGGTGAACGCCGAGCGGATCTTCCGCTGGCTGGACGACGTTACGAAGGACAAGAACCTGCTGCCGGCGAACTTCGAAGCGTCGATCGAGGAGGCCATGCCGATCGACATCTACCTGAAGTTCGAAAACATGCGCCTGGCACGCCGCGGCGTCGAGTTGCGCCTGGTCGAGGTGGCGCCCTGCCCTGTTCTGGACGTGACGCCGCACCTCCGCTCCCTGGTAAAAGAATCGGCCGAGGCCACGACCTCGCTGCTGGCCATCGGGCCGGACGCGACCGTGGACGATCTTCAGCACGCCTGCAGGGAGCTGCAGGACGCCCAGGATTCGGCTGCCTGTGCGAAGCGCGACCTGCAATCCGAGATCGCCCGCCGCACCGCGGTCGACCAAGCATAAGGGGAAACGATGCACGATTCGATTATTTCCCGCGACACCATCCGCACCCGGGCCCGCGCTGCATTCGAGCGTGGCGCCGCGCGCGATTCCCACGGCATGAACCCGGGCGCACCGGCCCTTGTAGACTGGCTCGACGAATACGACCGCTGCTACGCGCTGTGGACCCAGCAAGGCCGGCGCACCGTCGACTCGCAGCTGGCGGAGGTGTCGCCGCCATGACGGACGCCGAGTGGAAAGCATGGTGCGACCAACCCGGGACAGATGTGTTCGGATTTCCCTGGTCGTCATGGCACCGCACAGAAACATGCGAATGCAGCGGTTGTGCGCACAAGCGCGCGCATCGGCCAGCCGCTATTACCCAACAGGCTGCTGCGCCACAAGCCAAGTCGCGTGGTCGGGTGCCGCGGGCGCTGACCGTAATCGACTTTGCCTCGCGGGCAGCTGCGCAGCAAGGGGATCTGTTCGCATGAATTACTTCGAACACCACATCGGCGACTATGCCGAGGCCACAGCGCACCTGACGTTCGTCGAGGACGCCGCCTACAGCCGCATGATCCGAAAGTACTACGCCCAGGAGAAGCCACTGCCGGCCGACGTCAAGGCTGTGCAGCGCCTGGTCGGCGCACGGGCGAAGGAAGAGCGGGAAGCCGTCGCCACGGTGCTGGAAGAGTTCTTCGTGCTGGCCGAGGATGGCTGGCACAACGCCCGCTGTGACAGCGAGATCGCCCGGTTCCGCGAGGGTGAGCCTGAACGCGAAGCGAAGAAGGCGAACGAGGACAACCGCATGAAACGGCACCGCGAAGAGCGCGCGCGCCTGTTCAAGGTGCTGACCGACGCAGGCCAGCACGCGCCCTGGAACATCGGCATGAACGAGTTGCGGGAGCTTGTGAAACGCGTTGCAGCAACGGCAACTGTAACACCTGTCCAGCCGTTACCTGCAACGGCACCTGCAACGCCTGCAACGGCTACCCAGACACCAGTACCCAATACCCATACACCAAACATAAAACCTTACGACGACGACAACTCAACGGACAGTAGTCGCGCGTCGTCGTTGCCGCCCGAATTCGATGCCCCCGGATTCTCGCATCCTGGTGCTGCTCCGCTGCCGCCGCTCGAAGACCCGCCAGTGAGCGCCGACCCCGCAATCGTCCTGACTGTCGCCCTGCGCAAGCTCGGTGTCGACGCGACCTTTACGCATCCCACGGTGCGCGACTGGACGGACCGGAAGATCAGCATGGAGGTGCTGATCGCAGCTGTCGGCCTGGCTCGTGAGCAGAAGGGGCCAACGGCGAAGATTCCGCCGAACTACCTCATGCCGATCGTCGAGAAGCTGCTGAACCCGCCGGCGGCAACACCAGGCCGGCCGATCCAGACACCCCACCCGATCGCGATCCGCAAGCCCCAGGGCACCGACCCGAAGGGCCCGGACGAGAGCTACGACGACTGGCTGGCTCGCGTCGACGCCGCTGAACGCGCCATGCGGCAAGGCGGCAACCCATGACCCGCGAGTTCCAACCCTGCGGCATGTGCAACCGCTTCCCTCCAGCAGTCTCCGCCAAGGAAGAGGCGACCGAGCGCAAGGGCCACTGCAGCGGCTGGGACAAGCCCGTGCTGTCGACCAACGTGGAGCGGCCCTGTGCGCTGTTCCTCGAGCGCGGGACTTGGGCGACGAGGCAGAAGGAGCAGGCGATCAGCCGGGACCAGTTCCCACGCGATCGCAAAGCGCCACCACCAACCCGGCCAGCCCGGGCAACAACAACGACAGGAGCCGTATGAAACCGATCACCCTTACCCTGCCCTACCCGCTGTCGGCCAATCGCTACTGGCGCCCGGTGAAGCTCGGCGCGCACATCAGCATCGTCCCGACCAAGGAGGCGAAGCAGTTCCGTGCTGACATCGTCGCCCGCTGCCGCGCCCACGGCGTGACTGCGCCGATCACCGGCCGCGTGCACATCGACGTGAAGTTGTTCCCCGCCAGGCCGCTGGACTGGCAGAAGCGCATGCGCCTGAACGGCGCCGCCTGGGACGACACTGTGCGCTGCATCGACATCGACAACGCCAACAAGGTGCTGCTCGACGCGCTCAAGGACGTGGCGATCGAGGACGACAAGTGGGTCCGGCGCCTCACGAGCGAGCGCATGGAACCGGACGGCGAAGCGCGCGTGGTCGTGACCATCACGGCGATCGCCACCGCGCAGCCGCAGGCCAGCCTGCTCGAGGTGGCAGCATGACCGCCCTCGTCCTGTGGATCGCCCTGTCGCCAGTGCTCGGTTGCGTGATCGGCCAAATCATCGGCGCCGGCATGGTCGACCGCGCAAGGAAGGGGCGCACTTGACCGACAACGAACGCCGTGACATCGGCGCCCGCCTGGAGAACTGGGCGCGCGTCTACCGCCCAGGGCGCACCATCGGCGTCAGCCCGACTGGTGCGTTCTGCGACCACCTCGAGCGACAGGCACACGGAGAGAGGCCGACCGGCGAACGCCGCAGCTTGGACGAGACAGATGCGCAGGCCATCGAGCAGGCCATGCGCCTACTCACCCGCCGCGACCGACTGATGCTCAAGTACTGCTACATCGACCAGGATCGGCCAGAAGCTGTGTGTCGAAAGCTCAGCATCGCGCACCGCCCAGCTACCATCTTCGTCGATCTGTTCCGTAAGGCACAGGCCAAGGTAGAGGCGCTGACGGCGCCAAGCAACACGTTCCACCATTCCTGAGCGAAATATGTTGACATCGACAATGGCTCAGCAGTACATTCCAATTCACAACTTAATTCCGTCCAGAAATTCGACGTGTAAAGCTTCCCACTGGGAGCCACCGGCGTCTCTGGCAGATATCTCAAGCCCCGCGATCAGCAATGACGTGGGGCTTTTTGCTTTCCGAATCACCCGAAGCACAGCGGCTTTGCCCCGCTGCATCACACTCCAGTGGGAATTTCTTTCGAGACCCTGCCTTATGGGAGCTTCTTACCAGCCGGGAACAGCAGCGGCACCAACACTCTGCCTCTTCGGAGGCACCACACGCATGGGACAGCCCAGCCGTGTGGTCAAGCGCTGATGCGCGAGGCCGCCAGTCGGCCGCCACAAGTTGTCTCCTGGGTTGCTTGACCAGCAGCCCATTCGCCCAGCCTTGCGCTGGGCTTTTTTATTCCTGAGGTGCGCATGGGCGTCGACTCGGTCTCGCATCACTTCGTCATGCAGGCCAGCCACGCGCTCGCCATGCAGCAGGCCGAGGAGACTGAGTTCGACCGATGGATGCGACACCGCATCAACGTTGCCCACGCCAGATACATGGAACGAACCTCGTACAGCTTGTCCTGTGACTGGCCACGCTTCTCACCTGAATCGATAGCCGACTTCATCGAGCGCTGCGGCTGATGGTCTGGGGAACGAAGAGCCGGCACGAGCGCGGTTACGGCGCCGCCTGGGTAAAGCTGCGCAAGCGGATCATGGAGCGCGACTGCGGCCTGTGCCAGGTATGTCGGCGCGCCGGCCGCGTCACCGTCGCCAACCAGGTCGACCACATCGTGAGCAAGGCCAACGCCTATCGGATGAAGTGGACGCCGGCGCAGATCGATGCTGAGACCAACCTGCAGGCCATATGCAACCCCTGCCACCTCGTAAAGACCGAGGCTGAGCAGGGCAAAGTCAAGCACAAAGCGGTGCGCATCGGCGTCGATGGCTTCCCCGTCGAGTAGCCGCACGCGCAAGTTGCATAAAAATTAGGCATCCTGAGAATGTTTCTCCGACGCAAGGGAGGGCGGGTCAAAAGTCTGAGGCCTTGCGCCTTGGGGACCGTCCGAGTACTCATTATTTCGCACGTGCAGGATAGGAAAAACGGTTTTTGAGGAACCCACCATGCCAGGCCCACCGAAGAAAGCTGCGACGCTGAAGTCGATCTCCGGCACCCAGCAGCCGTGCCGCGCGGCGCCGACGTCGGTGGTGGAGCTGCCTGTCATCGACAAGGTGCCCGAGGCGCCCGACTGGCTGCCGAACGCGCATGCGGTCAAGGAATGGAACCGGCTCGCGCCGCTCCTGACCGCGAACAAGCTGCTGACCGAAGGCGGCCTGTCGGCGCTCGCCCACCTGTGCGCGATGCACGGGAAGATCGTTCAGCTCTACGCCGCCGGCGAGGCGCCGACGGCCAGCATGGCCAGCACGCTGCAAAGCATGATCAACGACTTCGGCCTGACGCCGGTGGCACAGGGGAAGGTAAAGATGAATGGCGGCGAGGAAAAGAAAGGAAACAAGTTCGCTTCCAACGGCAAGCGCGCCGGAGCAGCGTGATTACGTCCAGGTCGCGATCGACTACGCGAAGGATGCGGTGGCCGACAAGAAGGGCAAGCGCTTCGGACGCTGGGTACGCCTGGCCGCCGAGCGGTTCCTGAACGATCTGAAGCGCGCGCGGTATGACCACGTCAAGGGCACATCGAAGGCGACGCGGAAGAACGCACCCTTCATGTTCGACGCCTGGCACGCCTGGGACCCGTGCGACTTCATCGAGAAGCTGCCGCACGTCGAGGGCGAATGGGACACTCCGAACGTCGTCATGCACGAGTCGCACATCTTCTTCGTCGTGAACCTGTTCGGGTTCCGCAACCACGACGGCACGCGCCGGTTCAGCACTGCGCTGTTCGCCGTGGCTAGGAAGAACGCGAAGTCTTTCCTATGCTCGGCGGTGCTGCTCTACTGCTTCTGCTGCGAGGCCGGGAACGGCCCGCAAGTGATCAGCGCGGCGACGACCGGCTCGCAGGCGCGCATTGTGTTCAACGTCGCGAAGCGGATGGTCGAGCTGGTGTCGGACCTGCGCGAGGCATTCACCCTCGAACCGTTCGCCAACGCGATCGCGCGCTACGAGGTCGGCGGCACCTTCAAGCCGATCAACGCGAAGGCCAGCACGCAGGACGGTCTGAACCCGTCGCACTGCGGGATCGACGAGATCCACGCCCACAAGAATCACGACCTGCTGAACGTCCTGAAGTCGGCGGCCGGCGCGCGCAAGAACGTGCTGTTCGTCTACACCACAACCGAGGGCTACACCAACCCCGGCCCGTGGGGCGAGATCCGACACTTCGCCAAGCAGGTGCTCCAGGGCGTGGTCGAAGCCGATCACTTCCTGGCCGTCTACTTCGCCTTGGACGACGAGGACAAGACCGCTGGCATCGAGGCCGACGGCGACTTCGACGAAACGAAGTGGATCAAGGCGAACCCCCTGATGGAGGTCAATCCCCTCTTGATGAAGGAGATCCGGAAGGAGGCGGTCGAGGCGAAGGCTATGCCCGGACGCCACGCTGAATTCAAGATCAAGCGACTGAACCGACCGTCGGCGGCTGCCGGCGGCTGGGTCAACCTGGTCAAGTGGAAGGCCTGCAAGGGCGCCGTCGACCTGGAATGGCTGCGGCAGTTCCCCTGCTGGGGCGGCCTCGACCTCGCCAGCACGCGCGACCTGACATCGTTCCGGTTGGTCTGGCACGTCAACGGCGTGCTGTACACGCACGGCTGGCGGTTCGTGCCGGCCGCCGCAGTGGTAGGCCGCACCGAGCGCGGCCTGGTCCCATACCAGGCGTGGGTGCAGGCCGGTCACCTGATCGAGGCCGGCGCCGAGGTCACCGACTACGACGCTGTGCAGGCCTGCATCCTGGAAGCGAAGGCCCGCTTCAACATCCAGATGATCGGCTATGACTCCTGGAATGCGAAGCAGCTGGTGCAGAAGCTGCAGGCCGAGGAAGTGCCACTGCAAGAATTCATCCAGGGCGGCAAGAGCTACCACCCAGCGATGCAGGCGCTCGAGCTGGCCTACGTCGAGGGCAACCTCGCGCACGGTAGCGACCCGGTCCTGAACTGGTGCGCATCGAACCTGGTGGCACGCACGGACCCGAATATGAACACGGCGCCGGACAAGAAGCGTGCGCCCGAAAAGATCGACGACATGGTCGCGCTGCTGATGGCCATTGGCGTGATGCAAACGGTCGAACCGCAAGAAAATATTGATGACTTCCTCAAGGCCCCGATCAGCGCATGAACATACTTAATTCCTTCCGCAGCTGGTGGGGGCGCGGTGGAGCAATCGCCGAAACGACCGGCTCCCAGTCGGGCGTACCCGCCGCCCCGCTCATTCCAGAGACGGCGAACGTGACCGTCGACGGCGCTCTGCAGATCAGCACCGTGTGGGCGTGCATCGACCGCCGGGCAATGACGGTCGCCAGCCTGCCATTCTTCGTGTACGAGCAAAAGAACGGGGAGAAGGTCCTGGCCCGCTCGTCCCGCCTGTACTCGATCCTGCATGACTCACCCAACAGCAGGATGACGCCGTTCGAATTTTGGCGCGCAATGATGATGAACCACGACTTGCGCGGCAACGCATACGCGCGCATCGATCGTGACGCTGGCGGCGAAGCTCTGGCGCTGTGGCCAATGCCATCCGACCAGGTCGAGCCGAAGGTTTTGCCCGACGGCTCGATGGTCTACCTGTATTCGTTTGCCAACGATGTCGCGGTGCTGGCCGCCGAGAACGTGCTGCACCTGAAGAACCTCGGGAACGGCACGGTCGGCCTGGCCAAGCTCGAGTTCATGCGCGCGACGACCGACGAAGCGGCGAAGGCCCAGGGCGCCGCGAGCAAGGTGTTCGGATCGGGCGGCAAGCCCACCGGCATCCTCATGCTGGACAAGGTGTTGAACGCGGAGCAGCGCGCCGCCGTCACTGCAAACTTCGCTGGCATGGCCGAGGGCAACACGTCGCGGTTGTACGTGCTCGAAGCGAACATGAAGTATGAGCAGCTCAGCATGTCGCCGGAACAGCAGCAGCTGCTGGAGACGCGCAACTACGGCGTGGCTGAACTGTGCCGCTGGCTCGACACGCCGCCGGTGCTGGTCCACCACTCGAACGTTACAGCCTGGGGTACGGGCATCTACGAAATCAAGGACGGCTTCTACACGCTGGCGATCCGCCCGATGGTCATCAACATCGAGCAGGCAGTACGTAAGCGGGTGTTGACGCCGCGCCAGCGCGTCACAATGACGGTCGAGTTCAGCCTTGACGCCCTGCTGCGCGGCGACCCGACCAAGCGTGCCGACATCAACGCCAAGAACGTACAAAACGGCCTGAAGTCGCGCGCCGAGATTCGGCAGTTAGAAGGCGACCCGTATATCGCCGGCACCGACGTGCTGACTGCACAAAGCAACCTGGTCCCGCTCGGGATGCTCGGCAAGGTCGTCGCATCGGGCGGCGCCGGCAGCAACATCGCTCAATAAGGAAACAGCATGGAACATAAAGTACTACCCCTGGCAGATGCTCAATTCAAGTTGCAGGACGATGACACGAGCTTCGTCGGCTATGCCTCTACCTTTGGCAACGTTGACTCCTACGGCGACACGATCCTCAAGGGCGCCTATAAGGAAACCCTGAAGGTGAACGGCCTGCCGAAGATGTTCTTCAACCACAACACCTTTGCCGTCCCAATCGGGAAGTGGGTAAAGGCCGCCGAAGACGACTACGGCCTGCTGCTGACCGGTGAATTCACGCCCGGCAATACGCTTGCGGCCGAGGTCAAGGCCGCGCTCAAGCACGGCACCGTCGATTCGATGAGCATCGGCTACGCGCTGCGTAAGGGCGACTATGTGGACAGCGATACCGGGCGCACCATCAAGAAGGTCGCGCGCCTGTCCGAGACGTCGATCGTGACCTTCCCGGCCGACAAGTTCGCCCGGGTTGACCTGTCGAGCGTGAAGTTCGCGGACGAGATGGCCGAGATCGAAACCATTCGAGATTTTGAAATGTTCCTGCGGGATGCGGGACAGTTCAGCAAAGGGGCGGCGCAAGCGCTGACCGCCCGCGCCAAGGCGCTGTTCACCCTGCGGGATGCAGGCGGCAACGACGAAGCGAAAAGCACCGAGGCCGCGATCGTCGCGCGCCTGGAAGCGCTCAGCCGATAGACCCGCATCAAACCAGACAGGCCGCCTTGAGCGGCTTTTTTTACGCCCAAAGGAAAACAATGTCCGACCAAATCATGAAGGCGCTCGACGGCGTCGAAGCGAAAATGACTGCCATGGCTACCAAGGCTGACGGCGAAATGGCAACCCTCGGCAAGGTCTCGCAGGAGACCAAGGCCGCTATCGACGCAATCGGCGTCGAACAGCGCACGCTCGCCGAACGTCTGCTGGCCGTCGAGCAGAAAGGCTCGGCGCAGCAGGACCAGGCCCCGGCCGAAAAGTCGCTGGGCGAGCAATTCGTGCAGGGCGCCCAGTACAAGAGCGTCCAGGACGCTGGCGTCTCCGCCCAGTTCGGCCGCGTGTCAATGGAAGTGAAGAACACCGTCACCAACGCGATCGCCAATACCTTCAGCGAGCGTCGCCCCGGTATCGTCGAAAACGCCTTCCGCGTGTTCACCATCGAAGACCTGCTGACCTCGATTCCGACCAGCGCAAATGCGATCGACTGGGTCCGTGAAAACGTCTTCACGAACAATGCGGCCGAAGTGGCCGAGGGCCTGCAGCTGCCGCAAACCAGCATCACGTTCGCGAACGCCACCATGCCGGTGCAGAACATCGGCCACTTCATCAAGATCACCCGTCAGCTGTCGATGGACAATGCCGCCATGGCCGCGTTCATCAACCGCCGCATGGTCTATGGCGTGAACCTGCGCGCTGAAACCCAGCTGATCGGCGGCAACGGCACTAACCCGAACCTGTCGGGCCTGACCCTCGCCGGCAACTTCACCGCACACGGCTATACCGCTGCGTCGCTGACTGCCGCGCAACTGTCGCCGACCAACCGCTTCGACCTGATCGGCAAGATGATCGGCGACTGCGCACTGGCCGACTACCCGGCCGACGTCGTCATCGTCAACACCGGCGACTGGTGGTCGATGCGTCTGGCGAAAGACGGCCAAGGCCGCTACCTGCTGGGCGACCCTGCATTGCCAGGCGTGCCCACCCTGTTCGGCCGCCCCGTCGTGGCTTCGAACGCGA